AGCAGCGCGCGGGTGACCGCCGCGCTGTCCGCCACGCCGTCCCGGTTGTGGTCCGCCACATACAGGGCGTTCGCCCCGTAGAGCGTCACGATATCGGCCTGGGTGGCGTAGGCGGGCATGGCAGGCGTCCTTGAATGATCGTGGGGGTCAATCCCTCAGCGCGGCGGCGACCCCCGAACCCCGCACTCCGTCCCGCCTCCAATCAGCGGGCGGTGCGCCGGGCCACACCGTGCGGCCCGGCGATGGTGATCAGACGGCGGGCTTCAGCCCGGCCCAGACCTCGGCCACCAGCTTTGCCGTGACCTTTTTGGCCTGCTCGGGAAGGCGCTCCTTCACCGCGCCCAGCTTGGGCTGGCCGTCGGCTTCGAAGTCGCCCGGCTCCAGCGTGCCCAGGACCGCCACGATCTGGTCCTTCAGGCTTTGCGCCTTTGCCTCGGCCTCGACCTGCGCCTCGTCCGGGGCGGGGCCGATGTGCAGGCGGGGATCAGCCTCCAGCACCGCCCAGTCTTCGGCGGAAAAGGCATCCGTCGCCACGACCCGCCCGGCGCGGGGCCAGAACTGGCCCAGCCGGAAGTGCCCTTCAAACCCGTCAGCCGGGATCGATCTGATCAGGATGGAAAGATCGCTCATGATCAGGCCATCCACGGGTTCATCAGCACCTTGACGGCGTTGAAGTTGGGGTTCGACCCCCCGCCGGACAGGAACTGGGCTTCGAACAGAGACCTTGCCGCCGCCTCGTTGCTGGCCCCGACCATGATCACGGTCGGGCGCACGCCCAGCGGACGGCCGCCATCGGCCTTGAGGTTGCGCATGATCGTGCGCGTCGCCTCGAAGTTGGTGGCGTTCAGCGCGGTACGGCCGCAATGGATCAGCTGCGGGAAGCCGTAGCCTGCGGCGCAGCGGTACCGGATGCCCCACTGGTACAGGTCCTTGGTAAAGGCCGCGTCCGAGGTGGAGGGATCGAACTTCATCTCCATCTCGGGCTTCGTCCGCTCCTGGAAGATCAGGGGCTTCAGCACCTTCGAATCGTCGATCAGATACCAGCGCGCGCCAGCCCCGGTGGTGAAGTTCGTCCAGGTCGTGGCGGTGCCGGTGCCGTCCGCGTTCGGGAACACCGGGTGGTCGGTGTCGAAGAAGAACTGCCCGTCATAGCAGACCGTGCTTTCGCCAGCCGTGATCGCGTCGTTCACCAGCACGTCGGGGTGCTGCGCGGCTTCCTGGCCCATGTGCTTTGCAATCGGGGCGAAGTGGCCGAACTGGTCATCCTCGATCTGGGTGCGCTGGACGCCCAGCGTCGATTCGAACAGCCGGTTGCTGATCGCATAGCCGGACAGCTTCATGTCCTTGACAACGCGGTCGCCGACCCATTCGCGCAGGCGGGGGAAGTCGCCGAGCCAGCCGTAGGTGTTCGAGGCACCGGTCGAGGGCACAAGGGTTGCTACCCTGTCCCAGAAGGCCTCGGCGCGCATGCCGGCGTAGCCGTCCTTGAACGCGGCCTGCAGCGAGGTGTTGAGGTTCGTCAGCAACGAGGGGGATGTGATTGCCATTCTCGGCTTACTCCTGCTTCATCACGGCAACCCGCTCGGTTGCCAGCTGTGCCTGCACGGCCTTTTCGGCCGCGAATTTTTCCGGGTCGGTGCCCATCATCCGGCACATGGCCAGCTCTTCGCCGGTCAGCTTGCCGGGGGTGGCATCGGGGGTGCGACGGTCCAGCGCGGACGGCGGCGCAATCACCGGGGCTGCCCCGACCATCGCCGTGAACCGCTCCAGCCCACCGTCCTGGCGGCAGGCGGCCAGGTGATAGTCCTTCGACGCAGGCGCAACCTTGCCCGCCGCAACGGCGGCATCGACCGCTGCCGTGATTGCCGCCTCGTTCCGGGCCTTGGCCTCGGTCTCGAAGGCGGTGATCCGGTTCAGCGCCAGCACGTGGTCGGCTTTGGGCACGAACCGCTCCGGGTCCGGGGCCTCGGCGCGGTTCAGCGCCACGGCCTTTTCGCTTTTCAGCGTGTTGATCGCCACCACGGCATCCGCCGCAGTGGAGGTGGCCGCAAGGCCGAGGGCGTCAAGGACCGCCTTGTCCATGTCTGTCGTCTCCGTGGTTGTGCGGTTCAGGGCCGCCATTTCAAGGTTGGGATTGTTGGTGAGCCCGGCGCTGACGATCTGCAGGATTTCCCCTGTCTGGTAATCGTACTGGAACACCGGGCTCAGATAGCGGTAAGCGCGCGAGGTGACGGTCGCGGCACCATCCGCTGTCCATTCGACACGGCCCCACAGGGCATTGTCGCGAACTTCAATCTGCTTGATCCACCCCACAGCCGGGGCAGGCATGCCCATGGGTGCGGCGATCTGCGAGGAATGCTCCAGATCGATCTGCGGCTCTTTCGCGGGATCGTAAGCGGCAGCGACCGCTGCCGGGTCAGACATTTTCCAGCCGCGCCCGTCCCGGCCCACAATAGCCGGACCCGCCGGGGTCAGCTGCACCCAGTCGGGCAGCGTGCCGCCTTCGAAATTGAGCGCAAGGCCCCGCAGAGAGGGAAGAGGATGTGTCACCATTTGCGCAGATTGCCCGCCCGGTCGCACCCGATCACCCTTGAACGCTTTCGGGGGCAACGGGCCTTGTCGGGCCGGGTTTGGGAAGATCGCGCCAGCGGGCCGCTGAAGGCCCTGGTCCCCGTCAGGCTACGCCGGGCCGGGCCAACCCGACAAGGCCCTTTAAAGGGTATTTAACGGCGCGGTTTCGGGGCATTCGGTCGGTGGGGGTCGCCTGGACGTGCCTTCGAAGCGGAAACAGGCGAGTTGTCCCCTTGAAGCTGCCCTCAGTCGACGCTATCTTCCTTGTGTGCGCGAGTAAGTTCAGCCGGTCTTCGAGCCGAGAGGGGGTAACGAACCTCCGCGCACTTTCAGTCACCTGATTTCGATCTTGACAACAGCCGGACGGCTGGCCTGGCGTTCCCAGTAGCTGCGCTCGACCTTCGGAAACAGAGTCCGGATTCTTGGCGCGCGCGCCTCGCCATCGTCCCACCAGATGACCACGTACAGGCCCCGGCGCTGACCGCTTGTCGTCCGGGCCGGATAGATGCCGTAAATGAAAAGCGACAGGGTCAGATTACCATTGGCGCGCAGCTCGACAAAACCGTCAGTCGCATCCGGCAGGTGCTTCAGATCGCCGACAAACGGGGCACGTGAAGCTTCGCCCCTTTCAACGAGGTCATCCACACGGTGAACCTTCGACTTCTCTGTCAGCGTAACAATCCGGCTTGCCGAACCAGTTGCCTCCTGCGCGGCAACCGGCATCAGGCCCACGGGGGCTGAAGCCTCAAGGCCCTCCAGAATGCGCGTCACCTGCCAGCTCCCGGCGATATCCGCCAGCGCCGCCTGCCGCACCGCCTCGGGGGCTGCCTCCAGCCGGTCGCGCAGCAGCCCTTCTGCGGCCTGGCGGCGCAGCTTGCCGGGGTTGCGCTGCCAGCCGGGGTCGATCCCCTGCGGCACCAGCTGCGTGTCGCCGGTGCGCTCGTTGTACCATTTCCGGTCGGGCACCTCGGGCGCGTCCGAAACCCCGCGCCGCCCGGCCTCGGCTTTCGTCACCTGCCGCACCCAGCATTTGCAGCCCCAGCCGTTCGGCGGCATCCATTCATCCCAGAACGGGTCGTCGACCGGCAGGATCAGGCCCGCCTTGTCCTCGTGGTGCGGGCGGTGCTTTTCCGACGGGCCAAGCCGGTATTCCAGGAAGGGGAACGCGGCTTGCGTCCGCTCGATCCGCTCCCACTGGCCGGCGGCGCGGGCAGACCGCAGGTTGGCGTCATAGATCGTGCGCAACCGGCGCGGGCTGCCCAGCTGCGCCTCGACCACCGCGCCGGTCAGCGGGTCTTCCATGGCCTTGCGGCCCCACCAGTCTGCCAGGCGCGGGTTGGCGCGCCAGCTTTTCTGGAAGGACTCGAAGGTCAGCCCTTCGTCCAGCGCGCGCTGCACCTCGGCCCGCATCGCCTCCAGCAGGTCCAGTTCCGCCACCTTGGCCACGGCAAAGGCGACCGCATGTTCTTCCGGCTCGACGTCCTTCCAGGAAAAGCTGGGCCGCAGCCCCTTGTTGCGCAGAAAGCGCGAAGCCTCGGGTGGCGGGCCGGGGTCAAAGGAATAGCCGGGCCGGTCAGAGGCGTCAGTCATCCTGCGCGTCGCCCACCGCGCGGGCCTGGAACATGCCCTTCACCAGGGTGTCGATCAGCAGCGCCGATGGCATCTGCCGCAGCGCCTCGGGCAGGCGCTCCAGCACCGCCTCATAGCTGTCGGCCCCATCCACCGCCTCGGCCACCGCCGCCTCCAGCTCACTGCCCAGCTCTTCCCAATCCGACAGCATGTCCTCTTCAACACCATCCAGCAGGTCTTCGGCCTGCTCGCGGTTCAGCGCCAGGCGGGCGCGGTTGGCGGCCACGGGCGGCGGCACCGGCGCGCCCCCGGCAATCTCGTCGCCCTTTTCCGGGTCCGAAAAGCCCAGCTTGCCGCGAAGCTCGGTCATCTTGAACGTGACCCCATGTTCCATCAGCTTTGCCGCGCCCGCGATCTTGGCCGTGATGTCTTCGGGTTCGGCCACGGGCAGGGTCAGACGCGGGTAGACCTCCTGCACCCCGAAGTTCAGATCGACATAGGCCCGCACCAGATCGCGGTTGATCGCCCCGGCCACCGCGCGCGCGTCGCTGGCGGCAATGTCGTGGCGCACCTCGTTGTGCACCGTCGCCTGCGCCTGACTGGACCCCGAGTCGGCGGTCATCGTCTGGCCCAGCACCGCCTTGCTGATCTGCTCGTCGATGTAGCGCCCGAAGGTTTCAAAGACGCGTTCCGGCCCGGTGACCGCCAAGCCCTTCTCAAAGGCGATTTCCATGCTTCTGGGCAGCACTGCCGCCGCATCGGTGCCGATGTTCGCCACCGCCTGGTACAGCTTGGCGACATCCTCCTTCGTCGCCTCCGGCCCGTAGCGCCCGATCCGCAGCGGCAGGCCGTAGGTCTCGATGAAGGACATCCAGTCCTTGACGGTATAGGCCTTGCACATCCAGCCGAAGGAAACCACGCGCGCCAGCCCGCCGCGATAGGTCAGGCCGGACTTCATCCGCGCGCGGTGGGTGATGAACTTGAACGGCTCCAGCGCCACGCCTTCCACCGGCCCCGCCTCGTCCAGCAGCCGCAGCTCGCGGCGCGTCTCGCGGTCGAAGACAAAGAACCGCGGATCGCGGTGATCGAACCGCTCCGGCGTCCAGCGGCTGGCGCTGCGGGCCCAGTCGATCTCGACCACGGCAAAGCCCTTTCCAAGGGCATCCAGCAGATCCTCGACCAGATCGGCAAAGCCGGGGTGTTCGGCGATCTCTTCGCGCACCGCCTCGGCGATCTCCACGTCGCGCTTACTGTCGCTGGCGGCCTCGACCTGCGGCATGATGCCAGAGATCGCACGCTTCCTGGTGCCCAGCACCGAGGAGTAGTGCGGGTCCCGCTCTTCCATTTCCTCGGCCAGGATCAGGAACTCGCGCAGCTCGCCCTGGTCGCAGGCCCGCAGAATCGACGCCAGCTTGGCCGGGGTCAAACCGGACGCGGCACTGCCCGCCCAGGTCTGGCGGATGCCGGTCATCCCGCCCTCGGCCAGCGGGACGGTCAGTTTCTGCAGCCGCACCGGGCGACCGTACGGGTCCAGCAGGGCCATCAGAACAATCCTTTCTGTGCAGAGAACCCGGCGGTCAGCCGGAACTCGCGGTCAAAATCATCGCCGCCATGGCGCGGCACCGGCTGGTAGGCATAGGGCTGGTACGCCGATGCCGCCCCGCTGACCGCCAGAGCCATCGCCCAGAACCGGTCGGCGTGCCCGTCGGTATCCCCATCCGCCACCAGGCGGCGCACCCCGGTTGGCCCGACACTGGACTGGATCGCATGCAGATCGGCGCGCAGCACCACGTCACCGGCGGGCAGGCGCATCCGGCGGTCCTGCATCGACTCTTTCAGATGCGTGGCCAGGTCCAGCCGGTTCGGCCCGGTGAACAGCACGCCTTCCACCCGGTCGGTGCCATGGCGGCGCTGCGCGTCTTCGACCGGCTTTTCGCCCATGCCGGTCTGGTCCATCCGGTGCCGCACGATCCGGTATTTTTGGAACATCCCGGCCCGGATCGCGTCCTGCTCGGCAAAGCTGATCCGGCGGCGCACGACCATTTCGCGCAGCCACAGCACATCGCCCACCTGCTCGAACACCGGCAGCACGAACAGGTCATTGCGCGCCGCGATATCCTCGCCGGAAAAGCACGGCCCCCCCTGATACAGCCCCGGCATGCCGGCCGCCGGATGTTCGCAGCCGCTGATCAGGTCGTAATCCAGCCAGGCACTGGCGGCATCCAGCCATTTCAGCTCGAATTCCTGCGCCCAGGCATCCTCATCGGCCAGCGCCGCCCGCAGCTCGGCCACGTTCACGTCCAGGCCCTGCGCCACCGCCTGATAGATATCGGTGACATGGCGCGACCAGGTGTCGCCCTCGGCTGTCATCAGCTCGTAGAACTTGTTGCCCTTGCCGTTCGGCGTGCTGATCACGCGCAGCTTGTGCCCGCCGCGTGCCACCACCGGAAAGGCCGAAGCCCAGATGCGGCGGCTGTCCTTGTGAAAGGCAAACTCGTCCAGCAGCAGGTTGCCGCCAAACCCGCGCGCGGCATCGGGGCTGGCCGACAGGGCAATGGCCCGGCTGCCGCCGGGAAAGCGCACCTCATGTGTCTTGTAGGTGGCCTCGGGCACCTCGATGACTGTGGTCTGCCCGCCCGCCGTCACCTCCTCGCGGTGGGCATGCACCCGGAATTCGCCCTCTTCGAACACCGGTTCCTGCTTGCGGGCGAGACCCCGCAGCACCTCGTAATAGGCCCTGACCATGGGCTTTAAGGCGTCTTCAAGGGCCTCTTTCGCCGTGCCTTCGGACCGCGACAGGATCGTCCAGCGCGCCTTGCGCCCCTCGGCCTCTGCCGCCGTGCAATCCGTCGCCACCTCGCCCATGCTGCCAAAGGTCTTGCCGCCGCGCCGGGTGATCATCCCGATCTTGAATCGGCTCTGGTCCGCAATCCAGGCGCGCTGGTACGGCAGGAAGCGGATCAGCGGGCTGTCCGGGGCAAGGGCGCTCATTTGGTCGCGCCGCCCCAAAGCGCCTGCAGCGTGACCAGCGCCCGGTCAAGCGACTTGTCGATCTGCGATGGCACCGCAGCGCGGGGCCGGGCATTGTAGCCCTGCAGCCGAAAGGTCACGCGCGCATAAGTCCGCTCGTCCACCGCCTGCCCGGCAATCATCGCCCGGATCAGCCGCGCCGAATCCCGGCACAGGCGCGCGATCTCGTCGTCGCGCCTCGCGAAGTAATCCGCCTGCACCGCAAGGTCATTCGCCACCTGTGCCGGGGTTGCCATCATGCACCACCCTCCGGCCAGTCCGGCAGATCGACCGTCTGCCCGGCGCTTTGGTGCGTGCAGTCCTGCAGAAACAGGATGCGCCCGTTGGTTACAAAGCTGTGGCAGGATGGTGCGCCGGGGTTGAAGGACGGGCCGGGCCGATTGACAAAGATGGACGGCGTGAAGGTCGGTCGCTCCACATTCCCGTCAAAGCCCCAGCACGGCCCGTCCGGGGCGGCTTCGCGGCTTACCGTGATCTGGTGCGCCCGGAAGCAGCCG